GATTATGGCAGATATTTCTCAGGATATACTCCCTGATATCATTACCATACAGGTAATAGCGTGGATGTCCGTGATTGTGGGTGGGATAGGGCTTGCTAGGATAGTATGGAATAAGGTTAGATGGTTTAGTAATTCATAGGAGGTGTGAGTGTTGTCTGTGTCAGAGCCATGGGAAGTCCGTGACAGAAAGATTAAAAAACGTAGAAACCTAAAAAATATGAATAAAGTTTATCCATCCACAAAGTCTAAAAAAGTACAAAAACCACGGGTTTATCAAAATAGGAACCTATCAGAGTTGGATTTCGACGAAATCTTCAAGTTGTAAGTTCATTTCCCGCTAACTTATGTATAATAACAATAGACAAGAGAAAGCAGTTGCTTTGGCATCTGCTTTTTTATTTGTTATTTCGCAAAAATACGAGGGAGTGCGGCGAGTCCACCCTCCAAAGCGATAGAAAGGTTACGGACAAGATTTTATTCTCTTTGGAGGAATATAATGACGGATCAAAACGATTTGCTGAAGGGCAATACTCTTGCTCTAGAGGCTATTGCAGAGCAGCTTCAAAAGTCTAACGACTTATCTGCTGCGCTCGCTGCAAGGTTCGCAAAAGAAGATGAAGACGAAGCAGAGAAAGAGCATGAAGAGGCTGAGGCTGTTGCCAAAGCTGCATTTACGAGAGAAATTGTAAAGGCAGTTGGTAGTGCTTTCGGTCTTGCTAAAGGTGATGAGGCTCCCTCAGGAGAATCACCTCAAGGTATGCCAGTTGACGACTACAACCCTAAGTCAGTTTCTAGCGATGCTACTCCGCCACCTGCGGATACAGAGGAAGATGCTGACCCTAACACCGATACTGAAACCGTTCAGCAGCCTATTGCTGCTGGTGGCGATATCTCTATCCCCAACGTCCAGAAACAGGACTTTCCTCCTGTTAATGGCGATGTAAACGGCGCAGAAGAGTATCCTCAGGTAGAGGAAGAGGGTGTAGAGGATGAGGAAATTAACTTGGCTTACATGAAAGCTCAATTGTCATCCATGGCGAAAGCCATAACTGACCTTGCTAAATCTCAAGCTTCTACCGATTCTGCGGTTGCTGGTGCAGTCGAAAATCAGATGAGGAAGATTGGTTGGAAGGAAGCTGAGGTTGGCGGACGACCTAAGAGCCGGATTCTCCCAGATGTGGGTGACCCTCTTCAGAAAGCAGCGGATATTGGACAACAGGTTGCCGAAGGTAACTTTGACCCAGAAGCCGTTGTAGATCAACTTACCAAGATGAGTTACGCTGACATGGCAGAAATGCAGGTCAGTATGCAGGGACAAGGCGACTCTTTATCGGGTATCCTTTCTCAGCCCTCAAAGTAAATTAGGAGACTTTATAGATAATGGCTACTAATCCATCACTATTTCAGTACTTCAGTCAGGCGCAACGTGGTCGTGGCTTGCTTGAGAACGTCTTCGGACCGGATTTCATGCAGAAGCAGTCATATTTTACGGTTGACACCGCTACTGGAATTTTCAATGCTACATACGGACGCAAAGTGTGGCATGCTCTGAACAACCAGACTCGATTCTGGAATGCCCTTCCCCGTGTGGTTTGGGGCAACAGCGTTGGTTGGCGTGTACGAACCGACCGTGGTTCTGGGCGATCTCGTCCGATCACGGAAACGGGAACTCTCCCGACCGTGGATATCTCAAATATTGAGAATATCCAGTCTCTACCAAGAATCGTAGGTACAACCTTCGGTGCGGCTGTGAAGGCGATCTTCACCGCTAACCTTGAGGGTGGTGCTGGCGATATCCTTGCGATGGAGCATGAGAATGCAGAAATTGACCACGTAAAGGAAATCAACGAAGAACTCCTTGCTGGTTCTGCTTACTTGGCTAGCGCAGGTGCAACTACCACTTTCACGGTTCCAGCTTCCGTAGCTAAGAACTTTAAAATTGGTGACGCAGTTTCGCAGTACGACGACTCAGCAACCGACTGGGATCGCACAAGTGGTTCCGTAGTTTCCGCAGTAAACACTACAACTGGTGTTGTTACTGTAGCTACTGGCACAACTTTCGCAAACAGCGACGTTGCTGCGATTTATAGTCGTGCAGGTATGACCTCAATTGATGATATCGTCTGGGAAGACGGTGCAGCAGTTGGTGGTGCATCCCACGCTAACTACACCGCTAACGGTGGTGTACGAGCATACAACCTAACGTATGCTGACCGTACCGCTGGTACGTGGAATGCTGGTGCTTCGGTCCAGTATAACTCTGGTACAGGCCGTGACCTGTCGTTGAACCTTTTGGACAACGCAATCATGAACATTCGTAAGAATGGTGGTGAGCCTAACCTCATCCTCATGGGTCATGACCAGTACTTCAAACTTGAACGACTTTTGAACTCTCAACAGAGGTACTTAGGTCAGGAAGAGTTTGAAGTTGGTGTCGGTGATGAGCGAACATTCCCAGGTACTCGAACAGGACTTGTCCTCTCGACTTACCTTGGTATTCCGATTCTTACTGACAACGACTGTCCTGTTTCAGTTTCTTCTGCTGACGCAGTTCTTGGTCAGAACATCTATGTTCTCGACACAGACTCAGTAGAAATTGCTGTAGCACAGCCTACCCAGTATGTTGAAAACCGTGACTACTTTGCAGCTAACGCTCTTGTAGTTCGTGGTCTTCTCTACACGATGGCTGAACTTCGAGCCAGAAACATTTGGCACACCGCCAAAATCGCTGACTTGAACACATAGTCTAAAAGACTTGTTTAGGCGACCCCTTCAAGTGGAGGGGTCGCCTTTCTATTGAATGTAATGTAATGTAATGGTGAATAATGAGAAGTGTATACACAGAAGGTGTGTTGCAAAGTCTGGACATACAGACTAAAAGAATGGTTGGGGAAGTGATGAATCTAATGGAAGCTTCATTACCTGACTCTGTTGCAACGACAGCTTTAAAGAAATCTATAAAGCAAGCCATGTGGCGCACAAATCGCAATGTTCAAGATGATGTGAACAGTCTGTCTTTCACAAATGAGGACAATATAGAATGACAAAACATACGTTTAAACAATCGGATGTAACAGGGGATACCCGTGGACTAGCTCGATCCGCAATGGGGTATGACTGGAACTACTTGGCTGACGCTGAGACTTTCCTTTTTGGTAGCACCGATGAGACTGCATTCAGAATGCAGAATATGTCTCCTGGTACTGGTATTTCTACTGCTTCAGGTGGTCTTTACAAGGCTAACGTTACATATGCAGGAGATTTAATCAAGACTGAGATTCTTATAGATTTGACTGGATTATCTTCCGCTGCTGCTGCTGACATTATTGGTGTCAATGACGCTGCTAACTGTCATATAGGGCAAATTACTGCTGCTCTAAATGGTACAATTGCTGCGGGGCATCTGGAATGTTTTGAGACTCCTACAACTGGTGAGCCTGACATTGATGTGTATTCATCAACAGTTGGTACTGGCACAGAAAACGTTGCAATAACACACTCTGATCTAGCAACGGAAGCAGCTTTGCTGGCTACCGGAGCGGACTGGACGTTAACTAAACAGAAGATGGCACTCACGGCACTTCCCGCCGCTGATACCTATCTGTATCTAGTTGCTTCTGGTGGTGGTGATGCTGGTGTTTATGACGCTGGTATTTTCTTACTCACACTGTATGGTTACGCAGCATAATAAAAAACAGTAGCCACCTCCTGATTGGGGGTGGCTACTACTATAATGAGTTTATAGTTACAGATGAATAAGATTAAATAAATAAAGTAACGCCATAGTTTGATATGGCGTTTTTTGTTGGGAGTAGGTCGGTCTATTCTGCGGCAATTGATGATATAATAGAAGTAGAGGCAAAAATGTCTCCCACAAATAGCGAGGATTAGATAGGCAATGGGAAACTTTATAACGAAAACGCAGCAATTGGATACGTTAGTACGGTCACAGTCAGATAACTTAGTAGATTTTTCTGTGAAGGAAAGTGTCCATGCTTGGAACCGTATAGTTCCTGTCAGCGGAACCCTATCTACCGCTGAAACTCCCCAAGATTTATATAATATACAGACAGAAAACGCAAATCGCCCCGCTGCCGTAAACCTGTTCACCAATCCTAGCTTTGAAAACTCCACCACAGGTGTAACCAATGATGGATCCGCAGCCACTAGAGTTACTACAACTCCCCGGCTAGGGACTTACTCCCTTCAAATCAATCCAGCTAACTCCGCAGATAATGAAGGGGCATATGCAACTATCAATAATATAGGGGGACTAGACACCTATATTATTGCTTCAGTGTATGTTCGTGATGCTTCGGACGCTGACGCTGAAGTAGTTTTGAAAATTCAGGACAGTAGTGGAACAGACTTGGCTACCTCCGGGGCAGTCAACGTCACAGATTCTTACCAACGTCTAGAGGTTAGGTATGCCCTACCTGCTGCCTCTGCGTCGTATCGAATTTGGTTTGGAACTTCTGCTCAACACAATACAAACACATTTTGGGATAGTTTACAGGTAGAGCATCGTCAGGACGGTATGGCTACAGAGTTTATTGACGCAGTAAACCAAATCAATTGTTCTTGGCAAGGAACGGCTGATGCTTCCTATAGTCAAAGGGTAGCCCCTCTTTCAGTCATCAAAGGGTTTAGACTCAATTTCTCTCACGATACTTTGATAGGCTTTGATACCACAGCCGACGTAAAAGCGGTAACAGCAGCTAGTAGGGAACGAGGTCATTTAGTTGATGTCTCCGTTTCAGCAATATGGGAACCTAGCTGGCCATTAGACATACGACAAAACATTTCGTTCACTAATGGGGCAGGTTCCGAAACCCCGACGGTATCTGGGACTCTGTTTGGAAGAAGTTCTGTTTAGTCATGGGCTTCCTAAGAAAATTATTCGGACATAAACACCGACCTGTATTACAGTTGTCCAAATTTAAGCAAAAATACCCCAAAGTAGAGGTTATTTGCGATTCATGTGGAGAGCGATTACCCTACGCTTTTAGTTAAAAGGATAAGAATATGAAGTTATTCCAATCCTATAGAATTGCTCCATGGGAGCCAGAGATAGCAGGAGTGGATACACTAGAAGAAGCTGTGAATTTAATTCACGCTGAAGATTATGTGGACGACGATATTTTAGAGAATACGGGGCAAGCTATTGAGCTAGGTATTGAAGAATTAGAAGATTCAGAGATTGACTTAGAATCATCTGAAGCACTAATGGTGACTAGAGAAGCGTTAAGAGCTGTCTATAGCCATGTTTATCCAGGAATAAACCAGTTTAGGGGAGTTCCTGTAATTGTTAATTACCACGTTACCCCAGATCCTATTATTTTGCCTGAGTTGTTGGCTAAGTTTGAAAATGAATCTAGAATAGCCACGGTGGTAGATTTAGAAGATTGGTATTGGGATTTTATAACGCTAAATCCCTTCGGAGCCAATAATAATGTTATTGGTGGTATAATACTATCAGCGATATCGTGTTTTTTGCAAGGAAATTATTTAGTAGAAGTAACAGAAGGAGTCCATTATGACTAGTTTAGCTGTTGATGAGGTTGGAAGATGTGATGTTTGTGAAGAGGAATTAACTAAGTACGAGTTGGGTAGATGTGATCGGTGTCGAAATTGCCCATTTTGTGGGAGTACCTTTACATCAGTCAACTTGAATGGGATGGTAGTAGAGCGAAGGTGTCACAAGTGTAATGCTTATACGGAATCTTATTTAGATACTCTTTAAATAGAAGTGACTAATGAAAAAAATAGAAAATGCTGTTACTGTGTCTGTTTTAGAGGCAAGAGATATTGTCAAACGGTTAGAAGAATGTGTGGCTGATGTGAAAATGGGTGTCCCCATCACAGAATGTGATTTGGATTTACATTTAGATAGGTTGATGAAGCTAGTAGATAGGGTTTTCAGTAAAAGTCAGCCTTATAAGAAAGAACCAGAGGTCCCAATTTAGAGGTGAACTATGTTAGATTTGTCCGGAATAATCAAAAGTATAACTTATGCGGGACAGAAGTTTTCAGGGTATAACA